TTATCATTGTTGACAATTTTGGGGCTCTTTCTTGCCTTTCTATTTTACTTAAATGTCCTTTGCTAATGCCAGATAGTTCTGCTAAAGTTTCTAATGTCATATTCTGTTTTAATCTTATTTCTCTAACCAGAATTTCTATTTTCATAAAACCACCAATTTTAATATGCCCAATTTATTTTCTTTTATGAAACTATATTTTTCTAATTAATTCTTTAAAACTGTATGCATCTTTATGACATGCTATTGTAAACGCACTAAACAAGCAATTATTATGAGCATATTCATCCCATTCTTCCCTTGTAATTTTCTTATTTTTTCTTACATATTCTTTTAATTCTTTTAAGCTTTTTTTATAATAATTGATCATAAAAACACCTCAATGTTAGCATCTACATTTTTAATATTTTTATGCAAAAGTAAAAGAAGCCTTTTAGACTTCTTTTGCTTTCTTTATTACTTTGCTAAATCTTTTCGTTTTTGACATTACTTTCATACTTTCTGCTGATAGTATTAAAAAGTATTTTAATAACTTTCTGTATTCTTTTTCACTTTTTATATTTAATACTTTAATCATTTGTAGAGATTGTGTATATGCTTCTTTCATATTCATCCCCCTTTACTATTATAACATATTATGTTAAATTGTTGTGTCGAAAGTAGTCGAAAATCTATTTTTATGTTTATCACTTCAAAACATTTATTATCTTATTTTTTACTAGAAACTAGCCAAAAAGTGACGTCTCAAAATCGTTTTTAAGCCCTTTTTATTTTTTGGTCAAGTACTTATATGCCTTGATTTTAAGCTATAAAACGAAAAAAAGAGGTAAATTGAAATTAATCAACTTACCTCTACTTTTTTGACGAATACTGTCAAAAAATGTAATTTTAGTTTGCAAAATTTATTGACTTTTATATTTTATTTTGATATTATATTTTTATCGTTTGAGCACTCACCACGACAGCTTAGTTGTATTAAGTAACAACTAGTTGTTATGCAAATAATAGTTAGTTGCTACTATCATGCAACTAGGTTTCGACTTATTTGCAACACGAGGAGGTGAGTGAATTGGAAACACTTTTGGTAATTACAATAATATTCTTTTCTTTAGGCTTCGCTATTGAAAAAGCCACAAACTTTTTCAAGGAAATAAAATCTGGTTCAGCTAAATTAGCTAAAGGTTTTGAAGCCAAACTATCAATTGTTCCAGTTGATAGCAAAAAAAGTGAAGTAAGTGCCACTAACACAAACTCCACAGACGATAACTTAGATTAGTTTACTAATCTGTAAGGAGCTTTGCTCCTTATTTTTTATTATATTCATTATTTATATTTTTATCACATGTATTTTTTATAGTCAATATTTTTTCTTTAATGTAATATAATCTTAATTTTTGTGTAACAGAATTGTAACATTTCTTTTTCTATCTGTCAATATTATATCACAACTTTTATGTTATTTCAATACTATTTTACTCCACCAGTCCATTTAGCAAATCCTATCTTGTAATTACCTGTTCCAGAAACATTATATCTTACCATTGGCCTTCCATTAAATATTCCAAAACAATCGCACTCTTCATATGGACTTAAACTTCCTATCACTTTTGTTAAACTTGTATCTGCATATATAATTTCTTTTGTTGAACCGTTTTTATATCTTCTCACTGGTTCGTCACTCCTTTCAACTTTTGGTACTGCTACACTTGTTGTAGCTTGTCCTATTTTATTTGCTACATCATTTTTGAATTTAATCCACTCTTGTTCATTTTTTACATAATAACGAGGACATTCTTTTCCTGTTACATCATAATGTCTTATAATTGCATCTATACCCAGATTATATCTTTTACATATATCTGCACATAATTCTACTAAACTGTTATATGTATTGTAATTGAACTTTCCTTCCCAATCTGGGTGGCAATCTTCTATTCCAATTGATTTCCTGTTTATAGAATAACTACCGCTATGGAAAGCAACTTCATTTTCTGGTATACATCTTATTATTTCGCCATTTAAACCGATTATATAATGAGATGAAGCATATGTTTTATGTGATGTTGCTAAGCTTTCAAAATAGTTTCTATTGCCAATAGCTGAACTTCCTGCATTACCAACCCAATGAACTACAATTTTTTCTATTTTATTCTGTTTTTCTCCACTTCTTGAATATGGATTTATTGTTAATAGTCTATCTTCTATATTCATCATTCATTTGCCTCCCCTCTTGTATCTTCTTCAGCTAATTCCATTGTTTCTACAATTTCTTCATCCATAATTATTCCTCCTTATTATTTATTGCTTTTTGCCCTAACAAATATGTTCCTATAACTCCTTGTACTACTGCAATAACTTGTACTATTTGTATTGCATATGGTATTGTTATTCCATCAACAGCATTTATTCCTGCTACTAAAGCACTTACTATTGCCAATATATTTGTTAAGTATTTTGCTATTTTTTTTACTTTTTCCATATTCCCACTTCCTTTTACATAAATTTACTTAATCCTAAGATAAACGCTATTGCTGTTAATATAATTCCAACAAAAAAAGAAACTACTTTGCTTTTTATTTGCTTTTTAGTTTCTTCATATTCTTTTGCTGGTTTTTCTTCAATTATTTTTAGGCGTTCATTCATTTTGTTTTGGTCTTCTCTCATTGCCTTCATTTCTGTTGCTATTTCTCGCACACTTAGCGTTAAATCATATATGTTTTCAACTTTATTTTCAATACTATCTAATCTTTTAGAATTTGATTTTGAACGTTGCTCATTTTCTACTAATCTTTCAACAACTTCTGTATCTTGCATTTTCTTCCTCCTTCCGAGAATTTTACACTATCTAATTTGCTATAAATGTGCAATTTAAGTTGTACCAAGCAGAAGTATATGCATTATCTGAAACCCATTCTAGCATAATTCCTCCAGCCGGAGTTATTATCCACCTACAATATCTAACCCCAGAGCAAAATCCCTCAAAATATATTTGGGTTGCCGGTCTATACCCTTCTGGAAGTTGTGCTATTGTTGTTCCTGCCTTAGTAATTCCTGACACTCCTCCTACAATTGTAACAATTCCATTTTCTTTCTTATAAATAGCTTTTTTAGCAATCTTATCAACTGTTATTCCTGTGGCCAATGGTAAATCCTTCCACTTTTCAATTTTGTATTGTGTACCTGAAGGTAAAGAATCTAAAATTTCACCATTGCCAAATATTATATCTGAATTAAATCTTTGTGCTGATATTATTTGAACATTAGGAGTACGTGAACCACCTGGCAATTTAAAACAAACAGAAAATATACAATTGCTTTCTACTATTATAATATTATCTGAAATGTCAACTCCTTCTGGGTTTAATTGGTTTATTCTTTTAAATTTAACTTTAAAATTGGTAGAATCTTGTCTATTAATTTGCAAACTATATATATCATCAAAATCATACTGTTGAGTTGATGTAATTTTATCGTAGCCGTCTTAAATACAGTTTTCATATTTACATCAAACAATTTAATATATTTATTTGTATACCCTGAAGAAGTATATAAAATATTTTTTCCATCTGGAAAATCTATTTTGTTTTCAATTTTCTTAATTAAATTTTTAAGTGTTAGCATTATATTCCCCCCTTACTACTAATGTTAAAATATCTCCTTTTTCTAACTGCAAATCTGTTGTTGTCTTTATTTTATTGCTTATACTATCTGCATCTCCTATTTCTCTATAATGTCCATCTGTTCCAGCATCATCACTACTTAATGCTAGTCTTTCGGTGTCTAAGTATACATCTAATACTTCTTGTCCAACTTGATAATAACAAGGTAATGTTACTTCTGCTCCTGCATTTATATTAGATGTTATTTTTAGTTGGTAAATGTGTGTAAGCAAATTTTCTTGCATTCTGTTTATATTATAAGATGTTAATGGTGTCTCTCCACTATATTCTGCCGGTACCACTTCATATTGCGTTCCCTCTATTTCTACATATGCATTCTTTACTTTTGTTGCTCCTTTAAACTCAATTATTTCCATTTCTTGCCTCCTTTTCAAGAGTTTCTATTCTTTTTATAAGTTTATCTATTTCCTTATCTTTTTGTTTATCTTTTTCCTGCAATTGTTCTATCATTTCTTGTTGTTCTTGGATTGCTTTAGTTGCTGTAGCAATTATTGGTAATTCGTTAATATAATACCTTTCCTCAATGTTGTCTTTTTGGGGACGTATAATTACAAAATTAGGGTCTAACATTTCCATCTCTTGTGCTATATAACCTATATCATAATGTTTTCCATCATCTTCTTTATCAAATTGTTTATGTTTAATCTTTTTTATTATTTCTAAAGCACTCTGAGAACATTTTTTTATATTTTTCTTTATTCTTCTATCTGATGAAATGTTATTAGCATATACATTTCCACTTACACTTAAATCTCCATAGATATTGGCAAGTACATTTGGAAATAGTATGAAATCTACCTTGTTACTTTCTGTACCAAAAAATATATTTCCTCCACACGCTGATAAATCTCCCTCATCTGTAACTAATACATATGAATTTCCTGTTCCAATTTTAAATGAATCTGATCCAGCTTGATTTTTATAAAATTGTATATTATCTAATATTCCCATTGATGCATTTGAAGTAGTAGTTGCAGGCATAATATAAAACAACATCGAATTTGTTTTCTCATCATTAAAAAATATACCAGGCATAGCATCTGCTTGTATTTTTACACCATTTGAAATTATTCCAGCATTTGATGAATCTAAAACCAAATCACATCCACTTAATACAAGTTGTCCTGTGCAACCTCCTGAATTTTTAGGTGGCATAGCAAAATCTTTTATGTATAAAATTGGCCAAAATTTTCCATCACTTGTTGTTACT